GACCAGGTAGTAGTCCTATGAATGAACCAATGAACCCACCACGAATACTATCTTTCCATGATGCGACTACATCTTTCATTCCTTGCCATATTTGTTTTATTCCACCTGTATATTGATAGTTAACATTATTAGTTGCATCACCTTTACGCCAACTTGCTAGTAATTCTGGCACTGCAAACAAACCTGCTACAAAAGGTAGAAGTTGAATACCGTCTTCTAAATATCTCCAACCTAAAGTAAATCTAGGAACATTGTTTACATCCACTCCGACTAATCCTAATGTAATACCTAATGCAATTGCAATAATACTTCTAAACCAACTTTTAGTTGAAACAAATCCTACCGTGACAAATGCAAGTACAACTAATGCCCATAATTCTGGTATACCCATATACATTACAATGTTTGTGTAATATGGTAAAAATAAAAATGTTAATGAACCAAATAGTAATCCGTTAATTGTTGATGAAGTTATTGCGGCAGACAATGCTCTTGTTGCCTCACCATTTTGTGCCATAGGAAATCCGTCAACCATTGTTGCGGCTGCAGAGTTTGCCCCTGGTATTCCTAACAACACTCCACTAAAGGAGTCACCTGTTGTTGATGATGCCACCACTGCAACACAAAAGATAACACCAAGATAAGGGTCGGATGCAAAGTAAGGCATAACTCCAAACAATGTAATCAATCCTGTTGTTGCACCTGCGGCTGGGATTAGTCCAATTAATAATCCATATGCCACACCTAATAATAAAAATAATATTTCCACTACTTACGAATCCATTCTGAATATAATCTATTTCCTGTATCTTGTTCCATTTCTTTTAATTCAAAACCATACTTATCACAATAATGTACATTCCATTTTTCAGACCATGGAAAAAATATAATATCTTCTACGCCTTGCCATGGATGATCACTTAACCCAGGGTTTTGTCGCCAATAGATTATATCGTTCTTTTTTGTAATATCATATAGATGTTTTATTTGTTTGTCAAGAACTTTTTCGGTTCCAAAATTAAGACTTCCTAATGCAAGATAAACATCATAATTCTTATGTGGCGTGTATTCTTCAAATGTAATCTCTTTGTCTGCATTACTATTATGTGGGTCTATTCCATATAAATTAGGAAAGTGTGGTTTAAGTAAATTATAACCACATCCTATATCTAGAATATGTGCGTCTTTATCAATCTTGTCTAGAAGTTTCCAACCAGAATATTTAAACTTATCATAATTGGGTTTCCAATTATTTCGAAAATAATAATCCATTGAACTCATCAACATACGCCTTCCAATTATCTATAGGTTTCACATTAATAAAATTTATTAAATCTAAATATGCATCTTCATTTTTATCTAATAATTCGTTTATCTCAAAAACATAATTTAATTTATGTTTAGGATAATAGTCATCATTCATATAATTTTTTGTCCAACTCTCTAGGTGTAATTTATCATTATGATCTCTTCCATAAAAGTCATCCCAAATTCTATGTCTTTCTAGATATATGTCTCTGTATTTTGAAAAGGGACTTAACGAAATAAAAATAATCTTATGATCTGTTTGTCTTACCACATTATAATCATCATAATTCCATTTAAATGGTGTGCCGTTAATTACTGCACCCTCTGTTAACCAAGTGACACCAACACAACTATGAGCAGGACCTGTACCGTCATTTATGATAGACATAATTTTATATGCTTGACGATAATCTTTGTTATTAGGCATTAATCTATCAAACTCACTATTAAACTTATCTATGGTATTTGCTTTTATGAAGTCAATTCTTTTATTTGGTTGGCATTGAACTTTAGTAAATACATGATTTTCTTTTTCACAAAAAGACATTAATTTTTTGTCTGCTTCATCATCATAATCTTCTTCTCTAAATTTCTTTTCAGACTCTAGAGTTGTTATGAACCCTGTATCTTTAAATCTTTCAAATCCGTCATGCAGAGATATTAAGTATCTTAAAAAATCTCCAAAGGTGCCTGCCGCATAATCTACTAATACATGTTTACCAATCTGATTCATAATCTCTTATCTTCACTGGTTTCCAAGTTGTGCCATACTCATCTATATTAGGGTCATTAATACCATCATCTACAAATCCAAAAGGTGCCATTTCATTTTCCATTTGGGTTTGATTTTCTTTTAACATGTTTGCTCTAATGTTTACATTGGTCAACTCTTTAAAATACTTCTGGTCCATTGCCCAACACATTAAAACAATACACATAACTAAATCATCGTTAGCACCTTGCTCTGCTTCAAATTGATTACCCTTAATAATAAATGTAGATAATTCATTTATTATATCAAAGTCCTCTACAATAATCTTATCATTCTCAATTACTTGTTTCATATTAGAACAACCAATCTTCTTAACTGCCTTTGTTGTTCTAACTCCTAGTTGTCCTTTAGTACCAGAGAAACCACCACCCATGATTTGTCCAGCACGACCACGCATATAACACATCACAATATTATCATACTCTAATTCAAAGTGTAGTGTGTCTGCTACTTGTTGTCCTATATCATTTACTTCAGTTAATACAAATGCATGATTATATGCTCTTGCTACTTTATCAATTTTGTTTGGAAATAGTAAAGGTTTAATTTCGTTATCTTTAAATACTGCAACAATTTTATATGGAACTTGAGTGACATCAAAACAAATAAAAGCACTAGCGTCATTCTTTGTCCCTCTTGCCACATCAGCAGTAATAAAATATGTGTGATCTTTTATTGGTCTCTCATAAATTTTTAATCCACCACTTGATTCAATTGGGTCTTTGTAAGATAAGTTTCTTAGTTTAGATGCATTGACAAGAGTATTTGCAGAACCTAAAAATTCACATTCAAACTCTGAGGCAAATTGTGCTTCACTAGTGTTTGCGATTGTTTCTTTTTTCCATGCTTCATCACGACCAGGTACTTCCGTCCAATGTACCTCAATAGGAATATAACTATTTCTTTTATGTGTTGCATCATTCCATAATTTGTAAAACATATTCATACCCATAGGTGTAGATACAATAATTACTTTAGTTGATTGACCAGAAGAAATTGTAGGATAAACTGAACTAAAAAATTGCTCTGCAACGGTGGCAGGTACGAATGCAAACTCATCAAGGAATATAATATTAAATGAACTACCCCGAACTGCTGATGCAGAGGTTGAGGCTGCAAGTATCTTACTTCCATTCTCTAATTCAAGAGAACCTTTGTTCCATGATAGAACACCTTGTTGCAACCACTTAGGAAGATTTTCATATGCAAGTTGTAATCTACCTAGTAAGTCTCTTGCAGTAGATGCTTTGTTGGCAAGGATTGCAATGTTTTTATTCTCATTAAATAATGCATAGTGTAAAAGATATGACACCATGATTGTTGACTTACCAGATTGTCTAGGAAGTTTACAAATTGTAAATCTGTTTTTATGAAATGTACCTAACATGTCTTTTTGAAAGTTATACATTTTAAAAGGAACAAGTCCTTTATCTAGAGATACAATCTTAATATAGTTTTCCACAAAGTATTGTGGGTCTTCCATACATTTTTGTATTTCTATTATCTGATCTTTAGTAAACTCTAAATCTTGATTTGCTTTTTTAAGTAATGGATTACCTAGATAATGTTCGTCTCGTTTACTCATGCTATAATCCTACTTGGGTTTTTTAAATTAGTAGTACACTTCTTCTTACAATATTTAGGACAACTATTTGTAGATAAATTATCATAAAAAGTTTTTAGTATATCACTATTCATAATTTCATCAACCGTATTGTATTTAATATTTGTTTCTTTAGTTTGTAATACTGCATACTCTGGGTCTTCATCTGGTCTTCCGTCTAACCAACAACAAGGATAGAGTTGACCCTTAGCAGATATATAAGGTACTTTCTCTGCTGGATTTTTTAAACACTTAGGTTGAAATACTGCATCTGTTTGATCTATATCTTTTACGGTTTCTTTTTTTGGTTTTAGTCTTTCAATACTTGGGTTATATCTAGAAGTATGATGTATCTCAATTTCTATTTTATGTCTTCTTGCTAATTCTTTTGCATAGTCTATACTATCTTCGTTATAACCAAAAACTAAGTATTGCCATATAACTTTGATATTCATATCTTTTGCTTTTAACATAACATCAAATAAATATTCGCCATCTTGATTTTCTCTATATGCAAAACTTTGATATGGAAGACCATCTAATCCAAAGTACCACACAGCATTTGGATTTGCTTTAAATGCTTCTTCGTACCATGTCATTGGTTTATGTGATGCAGCTGTATGAACTTGAATAAACTTATTCTGATCATATGCCATTTTTAAAAACTTAATTGTATTAGGATTAAAGATAGGGTCACCATAAGAACCACATAGATATACATCATCAAAGTAATCTAATATCTTTTGGAAATCTTTTATAGAGGCATCACCTCCTGGTATCATTTTAGGGTCATCAAAATTTTGTCTTGCACACGCTGAACATTTTAGTGTACACTTATTTGTGATGTCCACATCTACAACTTTATTCATCTTTATTACTTCACCTGCTCTCGGCCATCTTTCATCGGCAGTAGGAAATCTATTCATCCTTTTTCTTTTTTAACATCTTTTGTAATTCAGCAGTTGAACCAACGAACAATGCATTTGTCACATTCTTTGGTGCTTTGCCTGGTACCTCTTTTAGTTTTTTCATTTTCTCTTGCAACTGCGCTAGTTTCTCCGTCACATCTGCAACACTCTTAATCATATTACCTGCAACTTCATATGCTCTTGGATGATCAGATTCTTTTGCAAGATCAAGGATACCATCGATTGCGTCTTGTCCTTTTTCTACAAGAGCATAAAAATTATCTCTTTGATATTTGTAATCATCATCTATCTCTTGATCTAAATTACCATTAGTCTGAGGAACAACAATTTCTTTTGTTTCTTTTTTAACAATAGGTTTGTTTTCTTTCATAACACCTAATGCATCTTCTATAATTTTATCTACATCTTCTTTTGCCATATTTAATTCCTATGTACATAAACAGCATCAAAATCTTTTCTGTTTTCTAGTTTAGTTTTTTCATAACCTAAAGGTAGAAGTATATCAGAGTAATCATAGTCTTGCATTTCTTCAATAACAATAGTAGGTTTATATTCTTTTATTGTTTTCATTCCACCTCGTAATATATAAGGTTCACTTCCCCCAGCAGAAATCTTTATGAAATCTGGTTTGTAATTAAAACTATCAAGTGTTCTAGTTTGCACTTCTATTTCCTTATATTTAATTTTTGTATTAAACTTCTTTTCCCAACGCTTAAAATTTTCTACAAAAAATGTAGATAGACCTTCGTACTTATCTACTACATAAAACTTCTTTGTAGTTTCTTCATCAAACAAAGCATAATCATGTCTTGCATCAATAGATATTACATCACTGAAACATGTTGCCAATACCTCTGTGTGAACATTATCACATGACCCTATATCAATTGCTTGATTAAAAGATTTGTTAGACTCCGTATGTATAAACAACGCATCCTCTAAAGCACTTGATCGCCATACTATATTATCAGACATTTAAAAAAGTCCTTTTCATTTTTGCATCTTGTTGGTCATGATTTATTCCACACCTTTTTCTGCATATCTCATATGGGTCTGATTTAATTTTTTCATTAAATTTTTTCCATATGTCAGAGTTGATTACTTCATCAACCGTATTTTTATTTAGTTTCAAACTATCATCAAATAATTCTTTTACTTCATCCTTATGTGAGTCTAACCAACAACATGGTAATATGTGACCTGTTGTTGCATAATACTTTGGTGTAGTTTTATTTAAACATCTTGGTTTAACTTTACTCGTATAGTCATATTCTAATTTAATATTGTTTCCGTCAACATCTGTATTACTTTCTAATAATTGTAATCTTATTCCGTTATCTACTGCTAGTTTATAAGCTTCTAATTGTGTATCTTCATTGTAATCAAAAATAATATATTGCCATTCTACATCTAATCCTTTTTTATGAGCATCTAACATTCTTTCAAATAAATATTCACCGTTTTGATTTATACGATACTTATGACTATCTTTTGGTAATCCGTCAATACCAAACTTCCATATTGCTTTAGGATTTGCATCAAATGCTTTATCATACCAATCTTTTTTCTTATGACTTGCAGCCGTATGTACTATTGCTTGTTTATTTTGTTCAAGACACATCTTTAAAAAAGTTAAAAAGTTTGTATGAAAGATTGGGTCTGATTGTCCACCACAAAACATAATCTTATCAAACTTATCAAGAA